GATTATGTAACAACACCGACTGAAAAAGAGATTAAAAAAATGACATATATGGATATTGAAATGTTTGTTGATCATTGTTTTACTCATTACGATACTGTTCCAATTATTGAATTGATCAGTAAGTATCAAAGAAAAATACTTAGTAAAAAATAATTAATCTGGTGTTCCTGTTCCTGTGCGTTTGGTATGGGAACACCCCCCCCCAAAAAATTCCCACAAATCGCAGCTCCGTAATAAATTATTACTTTTTTTCCATGTGCATGAAAATTTTTTTTTCGGCGCCTAACCAAAAAAAATTGAAGAATGAAATTTTTTTTGGTTAAGAGATACTAAGGAATTACGAAGTAATACATTACTATTGAAAAAAGAGGGGTACCCCCTAAATTTAGAAGTAGTATATAGTTAGTGCTAGTATATAAATATACATAGAAAAGATGAGCGATTTACTACCAGATTTGTCTTCCATGTCTCAAGAAGAGAGACTTTTGTTTCTCAAGAAGCTTGAGCTAAAGAAAGTACAACTTGAATCCGCAAGGAACTCTAGGGACTCCTTTGGAAATTTTGTAAAAAACATTTGGCCCGACTTCATAGAGGGGAGGCACCATAAAATCATTTCTAAAAAATTAGAAGCCATCAGGGATGGAAAAATTTCTAGATTGATTGTGAACATGCCACCCCGACATACTAAGTCAGAATTTGCCAGTTATCTCTTTCCCGCTTGGATGATGGGCAATAACCCTAAATTAAAGATTATCCAAACCACCCATACAGCCGAGCTAGCCTATCGTTTTGGTCGTAAGGTCAGAAATTTGATGAACGAGAACGAATTTAAGTCCGTGTTCCCCGACACTGAACTTAGAGCCGACTCTCAAGCTGCTGGAAGATGGGAGACAAATCACGGAGGAGAGTATTTTGCAGCAGGTGTCGGTGGATCTATAACCGGTCGTGGTGCAGATTTGCTCATTATCGACGATCCACACTCCGAACAAGACGCTTTAAGTAAGACTGCGATGGAGAATGCATGGGAATGGTACACTTCAGGTCCCCGTCAGCGTCTTCAACCAGGAGGAAGTATCGTTGTAGTCATGACTCGTTGGTCAGAAGACGACTTAACAGAGCGTTTGATCGAGGCTCAAGCCAAAGATCCGCTCGCAGACAAGTGGGAGATTGTCGATTTTCCTGCGCTCATGGACGACGGCACCCCTCAATGGCCAGAATTCTGGAAAAAAGATCAATTAGAAGCGGTGAAAGCCTCACTGCCCGTGGCTAAATGGAATGCACAGTGGCAACAACAGCCCACATCCGAAGAAACTTCCATTATTAAGCGTGAATGGTGGCAATTATGGGACAAAGATCAGCCACCGTTGCAATATATCATTCAAAGTTATGATACTGCCTTCTCATCTAAGACAACAGCGGACTATTCTGCGATTACAACGTGGGGAGTTTTCTATAATGAGGTAACGGGAAAGCAAAATTTGCTGTTAATGGAAGCTGATAGAGGAAGATGGGACTTTCCCGAGCTAAAAAGAATCGCTTTAGAGAAAAACCAGTATTGGCAGCCCGAACAAATTATTATTGAAGCGAAAGCAACAGGACTTCCCCTCACGCACGAACTACAAGCCATGGGAATTCCTGTGATCAACTTCACACCGAGCAGAGGAAACGACAAATTAGTCAGAGTCAACTCCGTTGCACCGTTATTTGAAGCAGGAATGATTTGGTATCCACCGTATAAGTGGGCAGAAGAAGTTATTGAAGAATGTGCAGCTTTCCCTTATGGTAGAAACGATGACTATGTGGATTCGATGACACAAGCGTTGATGCGATATCGACAGTTTGGTGCATTGGTTCACGATTACGACGAGGAGATAGAAGAACGTCCTCGACGTAAGATTGCATTTTATGGTTCATAAATGAATAACAGAGCAAAATTAGATTTTATAGTTGATTTACATCAAAGAAATTCTGCTTGTTTAGGTTTTATTCCTAAGCCTACTTTAGAAAAATACGTGAACAACGATCAGGTTTTTTTAGAGTATGAAGGAGGGTTGCCTAGTGGTTATTGCGTAATAGGATCTGGTAAAGGAAAAACTTTAAAGATATACCAACACTGTGTTGAAGCAGAGTTGAGAAGATTAGAACATGGAAAAGAACTTTTCAAAAGGATAGAGTTTGAAGCGCAGAAAAGAGGCTATGAAAATATTCATCTTCGTTGTAGAGAAAACTTGGAATCAAATAAGTTTTGGGAAGCATTAGGATTTGAGTTTCTATTTTTAGAGAACAAAATAACACAGAGGACTAAAAAAGGAATAAATCATTGGAGTTTTAAAATCGAAAAACCAAGACAATATTCTATATTTGGAATATAAATAAAATAAGGTATAAACATTAAATGGCTGAAATTGATAAAACGTTAAACGAAGCACCACAAGGTGTCGAAGAAGAAATAGTTACAGAAGCAGTTAGCGAAGATACACCGCTAGAGATTGAGGTAGAGGGCGATGAGCCCGTGAGCCTTGGTCCCGTGCCCACGGACACCGGTGACGGATTCGCCGACAACTTAGCCGAAGCCATTCCCGAAGAATCCTTAGCGAAAATTTCAAACGAGCTACGCTCTCAGTTCTCGGTCGACCAGACCAGTAGAAAAGATTGGGAACAAAGTTACATCAAAGGATTAGATTTATTAGGATTCAAATATCAAGAAGTCAGTGAACCTTTCAGAGGTGCTGCATCAGTTTCTCATCCACTACTCGCTGAAGCCGTCACGCAGTTTCAAGCAGGAGCTTATAAAGAACTCCTGCCTGCGGGCGGACCTGTGAAGACAACCATCTTAGGAGAAGCAACTCCTGAAGTGGAACAACAGGCAGAGCGAGTCAAAGATTTTATGAACTATCAAATCATGTACAAGATGAAAGAGTACGATCCCGAAATGGATCAATTACTTTTTCATTTACCTTTAGCAGGAAGTGCATTTAAAAAAGTTTATTTTGATGGCAACATGGGAAGACCGTGTTCGAAGTTTATTCCGAGTGAAGACTTGGTCGTGAACTACGGAGCATCGGAATTAGAAGATGCCGAAAGAATTACTCACGTCATAAAAATTTCTCCGAACGATTTAAAGCGACAAATGATTTCTGGTTTTTACCGAGATATTGAAATTGATGAGAACGACGAATTGTATTCTTCGTATTCGGATATCCAAGAAAAGTACGACGAGTTAGAAGGCGTCCAAAAATCGGAATATGCAGGACAGTATCAGTTACTGGAAATGCACGTTGATTTAGATCTGGAAGGGTATGAAAACCTCGGAGCGAATGGTGAGCCCACAGGACTAAAACTGCCTTACGTCGTGACACTGGAACAAGGCACAGGAAAAATTTTATCAATCTATCGAAACTATTTACCGAGCGATCCAATGTTTATGAGACAAAAATATTTTGTCCACTACAAGTTTTTACCTGGTCTCGGATTTTATGGTTTTGGTTTAGTACACATGCTTGGCGGTTTGACTCGTACAGCCACAGCCGCACTACGAGCATTGTTAGATGCAGGTACATTATCCAACTTACCTGCTGGTTTTAAATCCAGAGGACTTCGTGTCAGAGATGATGAAGAACCTCTAACACCAGGTGAGTTCAGAGATGTCGATGCACCTGGAGGAGATTTACGAAATGCATTAATGCCACTACCTTACAAAGGACCCGATGGAACATTATTTCAGTTACTCGGTTATGTGGTCGATGCAGGAAGAAGATTTGCAGCTATTGCTGATATGAAGGTAGGAGACGGTTCTCAAGCGAACCCTGTCGGTACCACCATGGCATTATTAGAACAAGGTTCCAAAGTCATGAGTGGTATTCACAAAAGATGTCACTACGCACAAAAGGAAGAATTTCAATTACTCGCAAAATTATTTGCTACTGCTCTACCAGGAGAATATCCGTATGAAGTTTCGGGCGGTAATCGTGCCGTTAAGACCACGGACTTTGATGACAGAGTGGATGTCTTACCTGTATCTGATCCTAACATCTTCTCCATGTCACAGAGAATTATGTTGGCACAAACACAACTACAATTAGCACAGAGCAATCCAGAGATTCATAATATATACGAAGCGTATCGCAGAATGTATATGGCGTTAGGCGTGCAACAAATTGAAAATATTTTACCACCACCCGCAGGACCACAACCGATGGATCCTGGTGTCGAGAACTCACAAGCATTAATGATGGGACAATTGACTGTGTTTCCCGATCAAGATCATATTGCTCACATGGAAGCACACCGTGCCTTTATGAGTTCGTATTTGGTAAGAAACAATCCACAAGTTTTAACCGTACTTCAAGCACACGTGATTGAACACGTTTCTGCACAAGCAAGAAAAGAAGTGATGATTGAATTAGAACCAATCTTACAACAAGAGGCGATGAAGTTCGGAGGACAAGTTCCACCAGAACTACAACAGCAGTTCCAAGCACAAATTGAAAATCAAGTTGCTGTGAAGATTGCAGCTATTACCGATGACATGGTCGCAGAAGAACAAGAAGCTTTACCACTAGGAAGTGGTCCCGATCCATTAGTTGACTTAAAGATGAAAGA